AAGTTTACAATTTTGTTTACAATGCTAGTCGCCCTGGCGCAATTTATGAAGTAGCAGGTCGCTTAAACCCACAAGGTAGAGCACCATTTCAGATGACACCATCTAAAGGCGCAAGCGGTACATATACGTTAAAGTCACCTAAGAGCAAAGCATTTAGAGAGTTCAATTCAAGTAACCCATTTGCTAGCCAGCAATTTATAGCTGCATTACCTAAAGTAACTTCACAGCCTAAAATTGAAGGCGTAAGAGGTGGCAATCGCAAAACTAAAGGCCGTTTGGTTTACAAGGCTTGGGCTGAGGACAGTCCTAGAATTTACCAGGCAATAAAAGAAGCTATCAATGCTACTGCCACACACTTTAACAAAACTACACAACAGAGGGTTGCATAATGGCCAATATAGTTGTCTCCGCCTTAGCCACCTTTAATGGTAAAGCACTTAAAAAAGGTAAGAAAGAAATATCCTTATTTGAGCAACAAGTCAACAAATTAGGTAAGACCTTTGCTAGTGTTTTTGCAGCACGCAAGTTATTACAATTTAGCAAGAATGCCGTCAATGCGTTTATGGCTGATGAGAAGGCTGCTAAGTCTTTAGAAGTACAATTAAGAAATACAGGATTCCAATTCAGTGCGCCAGGCGTTGAAAACTACATAGGCAACCTACAAAGATTAACAGGCGTACTAGATGATGAGTTACGCCCAGCATTCCAGCAATTACTTACAGCTACAGGGTCTATTACTAAGAGCCAAGATGCTTTACAAACAGCGTTAAACATAAGCGCAGCCACAGGCAAGTCTCTCACTGAGGTCAGCGCAGCCTTAACACGTGGCTTTAGCGGTAACACCACAGGCCTAAGCAGATTAGGTGCAGGCATAAGCAAGGCCACGCTAAAGACCGGCGATATGAACAAGATTATGGCCGAACTTAACAAAAAGTTTTCAGGTCAGTCAGCAGCTAGATTAGATACTTATGCAGGCAAGATGGGTCTGCTCACAGTTGCAGCCGAGGATGCTAGAGAGACTATTGGCAAAGGTTTATTAGATGCACTGTCACTATTAGGCAAAGATACCAGCATTAGCAGTGCAACAAAGTTAATGGATGACTTTGCTACAAGTACAGCAGATGCTGTAGTTGGTATAGCAGTCCTAGTCAACGAATTAAAAAAACTAGGTAACACTAAAGTCGGTGGCGTTTTATTTGATGTTAAAAATATCCCAGTATTAGGTGCTTACCTTGCAGGATTTTCAGAGATAGGCGCAGCGCAAAGAGCCCAGACTGCACCATCTAATCGAGAAGGCAGATCAGCTAGCCGTATTTACCTAGATCAATTACGTAAAGAGTCTAAAGCCCTACAAGCTGCAACTACCTTACGTAAACAAGAAAATGCACAACTAAAGGCAAAGACCGAGGTTGACAAACTATCGGAGAAGTTTGATGTTGAGCGCATAGGTTTAATGAAGGCGTTGGGCGAGGCTACCGATGCTGAGACTAAATTACGTATCCAATCTAAGTTAGCCATCCTAGACAATAATGAAGCTTTGGCTAAGAAATACAATGCAGAATTAAATGCTAAGACAGCTGCCGATCTATTGGCCCAGGCTGGTAAGAATGCTGCCGAAAGTTTAAACACCCTGCCTGGTAGGTTTGACCAAATCTTTAAAAACGTATATGAGCAATTAATCGCTATGGGTAATGATGTTGCTGGCGCTAGATCTGGAGCTGGTTCAAGTTCAAGATACGCAGCTGAGGCTGAGGCATTTGCTAAGAACACTGGCCGATATGCACAAGACTTAAATCCTATTTATGGCCCAAGCACTACCCCTACTTCACAAGGTAATACTTATATTGATATGACACTTAACACAGGCGCAGTATTAAGCAATAACCAAGACTTAGAACGTTATATTCAAGATGCTTTAGGTAACATTACTAAACTAGGTAATGGAGCATTAGTACCTGCTGGCTCGATTGCGTTCGCATGACAGTCCCAGTAATCACCGCCACAATAAACTTCTCTACTGGGCCAAGCACTGCTCAGGCTATGCAATTAGATATTGGCGTATTAGGCACAAACGTATTAGCAGATGATGTAGCAGTTATTGTCGATGTATCAAATCGTATTAACTTTATTCAGACAGCTGTAGGCCGTAACGCTTTATACGATCAATTCCAGACAGGCCAATTAACACTACGCATAGTAGATCAGAATGGCGATTTTAACCCGACTAACCCGACTGGGCCTTATTATGGACTGCTAACCCCTATGAAAAAGGTCAGCATCGCTGCCACCTATAACAGCGTTACCTATCCTTTATTCTCAGGTTTCATTACAAGCTACGTCAACACTCAGCCTAAAGATGCTACAGAGGTTGCCTACACAACCATACAGGCCGTAGATGCTATGCGCCTGGCTTACAACGCCCAGATATCAACAGTCACAGGCGCTACAACTGGCGACCTATCAGGCACACGTATTAATGAAATATTAGATGAGATCGACTGGCCAGCATCACAGCGCCAAATAGATGTAGGGCAAACTACATTACAAAATGATCCAGGCACTCCACGCACTGCTTTAGGTGCTATGCAGACTGTCGCCTTGTCGGAATATGGCGCAATATATGTAGGTTTTGACGGATCCTTTGTATTTAAAGACAGGCTTACAGCTACAGAGACCATAGGCAATACAGCCACAGTCTTTGCAGATGATGGCACGGGTATTCCATACGCTAATGCAGCCTGGAAACTAGATGACACCCTTATCTTTAATTCTGCCCAGATCAGCAGGCTGTCCGGCACTGTGCAATCTGCTAGCAATCAGGCCTCTATTGATAAATATTTTATACATTCATATAACCAACAAGACCTACTAATGCAGACCGATGCCGTAGCCCTAGATTATGCGAGGGCTTATGTGGCTAGCCGTGCCGAGACAACCATCCGATGCGATGCTATTGAGCTAGACCTATACACCCCTAATTATGATACAGGCATAGTTGCAGCTCTAAACCTAGATTTTTTTGATCCGATCACAGTAATCACTACCCAGCCTGGTGGATCTAAGCTGGAGAAAACCCTGCAAATCTTTGGCGTATCCAACATCATCACACCTAATAGCTTTAAAGTGGTGTTTACAACGCTAGAACCTGTCATAGATGGGTTTATAATAGGCAGCATAGATTATGGTGTCTTAGACCAAAACGTCTTATCTTACTAAGGAGAAAAAATGCCAACCTGGCCAGGCACAACAGGTGACGTAGTCACCAGCACAATGTGGAATGGGCTACCAGCCTTTGAAGTACAAGCTGCTAAAACAGCAGATTACACAGCTGCAAGTGGTGACGAATACCAACAATTAGTACAAATCAATAAAGCAACTGCTATAGCATTTAAGTTACCAACCGACGCTACATATAACTTTGCAATAGGCACAGTTATTACAGTTTTAAATATTGGTGTAGGTACTTGCACAATTAGCGCAGTAACACCTGGCACTACAACAGTGCTAAGTGCTGGCGCTACTGCTGCATCTCCAACTTTGGCACAATATCGATCAGCTGCTTGTATTAAAACAAGTGCTAATGCTTGGTATATTATAGGAGCAGTATCGTAAATGCTTAATATAATTAGTGCTGTCAATTTTGGTTTGCGACCACCTTTAGAAGTTGAATATTTAGTTATAGCAGGTGGCGGTGCTGGCGGTGCAGGTTCAACTACTGGAAACAATGGAGAACGTGGCGGTGGTGGCGGTGCTGGTGGATATCGTTCATCTGTTACTGGTGAAAGTTCTGGCGGTGGCAGCTCCGCAGAATCTAAATTAAATTTAACTTTAAGTACAAATTATAGTGTTGTCGTAGGTGCTGGTGGTTCTGGTGCTGGCGATCCAAGCACAAGTGGCGTTGATTCTACATTTTCTACTATTACATCTACTGGCGGTGGCCGTGGTGCTGGTTTAGGATCTGGTTGGTATCCTCCAGCCACAGGCGGTTCTGGTGGCGGAGCTTCAGAAGTTGATGGCCCAGCAAACGGCACAAGCAATCAAGGTTATGGCGGTGGAGTTGCAGCTGGCCCACAAGGTGCAGGTGGTGGTGGAGGCGGAGCTAATGCTGTTGGTCAAGCTGCTCCGAATACTGGCACAGGTGGTGCTGGTGGTGCAGGTATTTCATCTTTAATTACTGGGTCTTCAGTTGGTAGAGCAGGTGGTGGTGGAGGCGGAGCGCCAACAACAGCAGGATCGGCGACACAAGGTGGTGGTGCTGGTTCTATTTCTGGTAATGGTACTCCTGGAACAGCAAATACTGGAGGCGGTGGTGGATCAGGCGCAGCTGTAGGAGTTGTCGGGCCAAGCGGCGGTAATGGTGGATCAGGTATTGTTATTATTTCTTATCCAGATGCCTATTCTTTAACTGTTGGAGCAGGATTAACTGCAGGAGTTACAAATGCTACAGGTCAAACTGGTAAAAGATATACTACTTTGACATCTGGTAGCGGAAATGTGAGTTTTTCATAATGGCACATTACGCTTTATTAAATGAAAACAATGTAGTTATACAGGTAATCACTGGTGTTGATGAAAATATAACCCAAATTGATTTAGACGGCAATCAAATAGGTGGCACTGCTGAATTGTGGGAACAATTTTATGCTACAAGGCCTTGGTTTGACGCGGTTTCTTGCAAACGCACAAGCTATAACAATAAAATAAGAAAACAATACGCAGGTATTGGTTTTACTTATGATCCTGTTGCAGATGTATTTGTTGCACCACGCCCTTATCCATCTTGGTCATTAGATAATAATTTTGATTGGCAACCACCAACGCCGAAACCAGATGGTGAATATCGCTGGGATGAATCAACATTAAGTTGGATCGAAATTGAAGCCTAAACTATGTGCAGCTGGTGTGCAGTTAAGAGATCAAGTTGATACGTGGTTTCCAGATAGGCGTACTGCCAGTGATGGGTGGGTGGGCGATAGCCGTCACGCCTCCAGAAAATCGGATCATAATCCAGACAAACTGGGGTGGGTCAGAGCAGTTGATATTGATGCTCGCCTTTGTGCATCCGATGGGGTCAGTGCTGATCTGGCTGACCAGATCCGAATCGCTGCGAAAACCGATAAACGTATATCTTACGTCATCCATAATGGCCGCATCGCCAGCAAGATATTAAATTGGCGTTGGAGAAAATTCAACGGCATAAATCCGCACACCAAACATTTGCACTGTAGTTTTACAAAGCTAGGCGATCTCGATGGAAAACCATTCGACATCCCATTACTAGGAGGCAAGATATGAAAATAAGCAAAAAACAGAAGGCAATACTAAAGTCATACGCACGTGGCGTATTGGTATCATTCTTAACATTCTTAGCAAGTAATGAATTAGGTTTAGACCCAGCGCTGTCTGTAGTAATTGCAGCACTCGCAGGGCCAGCAGCTAGGGCTT